GTTAATCACTACCATCCACTTAATGAGCGACTCTACGGACTCGAAGTCATTATTTTACGTGGCCGCTACGGCCGCCACGGTCGCCGCTACGGCCGCGACAGCCTACCTCGTTGTGAGCAAGGCGCGCTATTGGTTCTCTAAAGCGCTCCATTCGGATAAAGCCGAGGAGTGTACCCTAGCGAGGCAGATTTTCCGCGATACGCCAATCCCGGAGAAGAAGCCGCCCAAGAATCACACCCACCCGCTTGCTGCGTCTGACCGTACCTGCGTGTCGCAATTCGCCGACTTCTACTGTGCAAAGATGGGAGTTTCCGCCTACTTTGTGATGCAGAGCTTGGCAGACCTTCGGCACGAGCGGGAAGGTGACCGTGTGATGTACTGGACGAAGGACGCCCTCGTGCCCCCGCGAGAGTTTTCCCCTAAGAAGGGAAACGTGTGCGTCCTTGTGGACGTTGATTATTACGTGAACATGCCTGAGTGGTTGAATTCTGTCCCCGGCAATGTGATCGTGTATTCGATTGTTCCTGAATCTGTGGCCTCTGAGGGTGAAGTCTCATTCACCTTTAATGAGAAGTCTGAGATTGTTTACACTGTCAATGGCGGTGCTGCGTACCAGCATCGCTTGTGGAACTTTTACTTGGATAACTGTGCTACAGTCACATGGGGTTGGACCGGACCGCATGTGCGCGTATGGCTTGTTGATAGCCTGCGCTCGAGTGAACACCGCGCCGCCATTCTGCTGACTCAAACAGCGGACTGGAGCTTTTTGCGCGGGTGGCTGGCGTGGGGCCTGTTGAAGACGGGCCTTGTAACCACGCGTTCGCTTGAAAGACTGGAGGTCGTGCAGGGAAATTACCTGCGTCTTGATGTGGTGCGCCCTGATGGTGTCTATCGGAGCACGGGCCGCGTCAACCAGTATCATTGTGCCACAATTCCTGTGGGAAGTGACGATGCCATCTCCGCAGTTGCTCGCAACAGCGGCGTGGCGTTGACCACCGCGCAGGTCCAGCCGTACGTGTCGCAGACGCCTGATGTTACCGTGGGGCAGCGAGGGGCTATTATTGCCCTCGTTGATTACCACCGCGACGCCGCTCCCAAGCCCTTTTCTGGTCCTCAGAAAGTTGGTGTTGGTGGGGCGGCCCTCCACCGCTACCAGTTTGGTTGGAATTCGTATGACCCGGAGTCGAAAACAGCCTTGTGCGCTTACATGAATCCAATCCTACCGGAGGCCTACTCGCCCGATATGTGCTTGAGTAATGAAGTCGCAGCGGTGCAGACGAGGATTTTGGACGTCCAGAGTGACGTGCGTGCTACAGTTTTGGACCAGCAGTACATTTTGGAGTTCATTGAGCATGCCATCCCCGTCCCACACCAGGGTGACCCTGTCACACCTGAAGTGGTGTCCGAGAAACAGCCTCGGCCCAGTCAGCAGCGCATCCTTGAGGAAGCATCTTGGATGACGCTGGGGAGAGACCTTATCAAATCTTTCCTTAAGCGCGAAGCGTACCCTGAACCTAAGGATCCTAGAGTCATTTCGACCAACAATGTTGAGTTGAAAGCTAAG